AGAAGTGTTTTCTACAATTGGTGTAGACGTGTTTTCAACTGATGTTTCAGTTTGCATACCCATTGTTAATTCAGAATCTAAATTATCAACCTCTTTTTGGTCAGCTTCTTTATTTTTAGATTCCTTAGACACATAACATTCTTTTTCTTTATCCCACATAGGAGTTTCACCACCTACTACGATAGCTAAATAATCATATGTTCTTGTAGAATAAACATCTCTCCATGTTCTTTTATCTTCTAACCAAGCTTTCATTTGTTCTGGGTCATCAGATAATGGAGTTTGTTGCATTACGTTGTTAACAGATTTAACACCTGGGATACCATTAGTAGGGTCTCTCTGAATATCAAGAGATAAATCTCTACCAGTTTCTGGATGCGTAATATCGTGCTCGGCTGTTTTAATAGCACCCATAATTTTGTCTAATACACCGTCTTTCTTGTAATTGTGGTTAAATCTCCAGAATTTAACACCTTCTTGTGGTCTATCTCTGTCAATAATCTTAACAACATACATCATTCTAGGTGAATACTTTTTAGCTAATTCTTTGTCAGATTCTTTACCTGTAGCTAATAACGCTTGTCTTGCTTCACAGAACGGACACGCTTCACCTTCTTCATGTTTAAGACATGGGAATGTTTTCCACTCTCCATCAACTTTAGCTTTGTGACCCCACATTACCGTGAATGAAGTTTCTTGTCCTTCGTCTGGTGGTAAGATTCTTATTCTTTTAGTATCAGAATTGATACCATCTTTTAGATAAGTACTGAAATAATTTTTTAAATCGTACTTTTTGTTAGTACTAGTGTTTGTACTAGTCTTTCCAGCATTTTCATACTGCTTCATCATTGCTTCAAAAACGTTACTCATAATTTTCTTTTTTTTTTTAAATTGTTATTAATTGTTGTAATAAAGTATAATATTCGTAAATCTTAATTTTTAATATTCATATTCGTAAAATTCGTAATCGTAAAATTCATAAAATATCAAACAGTATTAGCAACATTTTTGATACTCTAAATATACTTCAAAACCTAGGAAAGTAAAGTACTTTAGAGATTTTTTTCATTACTTTTTTAAACTCTCTTCACAAATATATCATGTAAGAAATCTAAATGCAAGTTTTTTATAAAAAAAAATAAAGGGGATACGTTAATACCCCCTTTAAATATAATATTTAAGATTAAATTTTAAATTTCATCCTCTTCATATGGATTATCATAAATACTGTTTTTAGCATCAATTTCATTGTAATCACCATCAACATCATCTTTAGTCAACACATATTCTTTTGGTTCTTTATTTTCATCACCCATAACGTCATAAACACCTTCTTTATCTTTCCAAAAGTCAGTTAATTTTAAATTGTATGGTGCAGAACTTAATGAACGCATTTCTAACTTTTCCTCTTCGGTTGGGTTTCTCTTCTCGAACTCAGTTTCAAGATTTTCAATCTTATTACTTATAGCGTCCATACCCTTTGTAGCATTTTCTAACTTAGAAACCATTTGCATTAATTGGTCTATTTTAGTATTTGCTGCATCGGCTGATGCTTTAGCTTCTTCTGAACCCTTAACTAATTCTGTAACATCTAATTCAACAGCATCTTCTTCTGGTTCCATCTTTTCTTCTGGTGCTGGCTCTTCAGAACTAAATGGGTCTTCTTCATCATCTTCTTCATCACCACCAAACGATAAATCTTCCTCACCTTCTGGTTCACCTTCTGGTGCTGGTTCTTCATCAGATGATTCTTCACTACTAACGTCTTCACTTCCGAAAGGTAAATCAACATCACCTTCTTCATCACCAACTGGGTCTTCTTCATTTAAATCACCTAAAATGATTTCTTCACCACTCTTTAATTCTGGTTCAGCTCTATCTTCATAAAAAGCGTACTCAGACATTAATTTAAACTTTTCTAATTCCTCGTTAAGTAGTTCTTTATTTAATTTATTTCTACGCATCTTATTTTATGTTTAAAAAAGAAGTTGTCTACCATCTTCTGTAATTATTTTTTTATTGATTCTTTCAACTAATGATTTATCTCCCTTAATAACGCAAGTACCAGAACTGCAATCCATATTTGGGTCGTTTTGCATAGCTTCCATTTGTTTTTTCTTTTCTTCATCAGAAAGAAAATCATTTAAACTGTTTTTTAAATTTTTATTATCCATAACTTATAATTTTAGTCTTTGTTATACTAATAAATATGTGGAAATACTTAAAAAATACGCTTTATGTTAGATATATTCAATTCGTGATTGTTGTATAAGAGTATTTTATCTTGATATTCTTCCCAATTAATTTTAACAGATTTATAATCAATGTTACCAACACTACTAGGATGTTGATTTTCAATCATTTTATTTAAAGCATTGATAGTGTAAATACATGTACCCTTCTTATGTATAAGGATTGCGTTAGGGAAAAGGTTTTTAAAATTGACTTTCTTATTATTTTTAATAAAAAATTTGAAAGTTACGATTACCTTAGACTCATCATCCAAGTTTTTAAAAACAAATACAGTTTCTTTTTTAATACCAAATTTATCTTCCAAATAATTTAAAAACCAATCAAGTCTTTCTGGAAAAATAAATGAAGCCAATAATATTGTTTTATCCATTTTTATTTATAGAGTATAATAGTGGGATATACTTAACCTCATCGTCAAGCATCCCTAAGTTATTTTTATATTCTATAAGTATGTCGTCATTATCCAAAAAGACCATGGATAACGCTTTAATCTTAAGTAAAAATAACTCTAAATTATACCCTAAAAATTCAACTTGTTTTAAATCTATACCAAATATATATTTTTCGGAATAAATATATATCATTCGTTCATTAACAAAAGTTATATTATTAAGTGATTCCTTTATCTTATTAAATATTTTACCAATTTTCCTATCACTAAATAAAATGAAATCGATGAATATATATTCAACACTATCTTTAACATGTTTATAAGAATTTTCAATAAAATAAAATAAATCTTCTTCAAAGATAACCCTTTTCTCTTTTTTACTGAATGTCCAATAAGTTAAATCATCCAACTTCCTATCTACATAATTTAATTTAGTGTCAAGCTTCTTAACATTATCAAGTCCAATAATTAATGTGGGGATTCCCTCAATAATCTTATCAAGAGAATCCACAACATTAAAGTTTTCATCAACCTTTAAACTATCAGAAATAATTATGTTACCAATCATGGTACAAATATACTTAAAAATAACCGAAAATACAAATTTTAAGTATTAATATTAGTATCATAGTTAGTAGCGTCACCAGTTGTTTTATCATCTTTTAATTCTTGACTAACTATTTTACTATCAGTATTAAATGAGAAAGCCCTTTGGTAAATATCAGCTAAATCACTTTGTTTTTGTGGTATACTTAAACCAAGATTCTTCATCTGTGGTTCCCATTTAGTGAAAAATTGAGCCATTTTACTATCAACAATCTCAAAGTGATGCATTTCATCAATCCTAATACTAAAATCATTTATACCACTAACTGTTGATTTAATATTCTGTCTACCTCTTGTACCAGAATTACTAAAATCACCACCCCACTTAATAGTGTCTTTCCATTTAGCGTTAGTGGTTAAAAATTCTTTTATCTTAGTCATAACACCATTATCTTTAACAACAGTTAAGTTACCACTAACCCAACCATATGGGTCTCTATTATCGTCTTTACTATATGGGTTACCTAATTCAACACCATTATAATTACCAGCGAAAACAACATCTATAGCTAAACCAGCACCATGTTTAGATGTCTTAGACCTAGCTGGACCACCAGCAATTGTTTGTTGTAAACTTCTAGTTATACCATTAGAACCAAGGCTAATATTTTTAGAAGGGAACGCAGCAGCTAAATAATCACTTAATTCCTTCATAAATTGTCTAAGTGTTTCACCAGCTAAACCATTACTTTGATTAGCGATATATATGTTACCATTAACTTCAACATAGAAACCATCTGAACCATTAATAGTTGTAAGGTTAGGTGTTTTATTACTAGTACTTGAATTATTACCACCAGTACCACCAGTCCCATCATTAAGAGATTCAAGACTACCTAATAAATTCATGAATAATTCTTCAGCAGTTATAAGTGGTGTTCTAGTTTTCTTAACTCTATTACCAGTGAATCTAGTTACCATATTATGTGGCGTTATACTATGACTAACCTTATAAATTTGATAAGCACCTCTAAACATTGGTATATCATCTAATTGGAAATACATCATAGGTTGAATCATGGCATCACCCATCATTTCAACATTAACGTTATACCCTCTTCTAGAATAAACATTAAATAAGTTTTGACCATTATAAACTGGTTGTCTCTTATCACCAGTTTGTGATATGTCCTCTATGATTTGAAGTGATTCATCAGTTTCACTAAACTCACTTTGGTCTATCTTAACACTCTTGAAATAGTGTTGATTTTGAATACCATAACTAATCATGAAGAATGGTATATTAAGTGTACCATCTTCAATAATATTACCATTAGAACCTTTACGTTTACCACTTGTAAAATCTTTAGGTAAAGTATCACCTATAATGTTACCGTCACTATCAACATTAACCACGACACCATCATCTTGATAATTAGCATTTTCACCTAAATTTAAGTGTTGTGAACCTTGCCCAACATAACAACACACAAATGATGGTCCGCTTGTCACTTCACCATACGCATAGTCTTTATACGTATATGATTTGAATACATCAGCAACTTCATCAACATTACTATAATTTATGAATGTTGGTAATGGAATAAAGTTAAAGTTATTAGCGTTAAGTATTGAATCTATGAAATCATAAAAACTGGTATTATAATTACCTATGATTAAATCTTGTACCGCAAATGGGTTAAGATAGAATCTGTCACCAATCGCTAAATGAGCCCTATCGACAAACCTAAATGAATCTATAAGTCTTGTTTTAACACCACTACCACGTTCATCTCTAGCAATAGAATCATCTAAGGAACTTACAGAACATTGATTAATAACATTATCACCAGCATTAGCTAACCACTTGTTATAGATACTAGATACAGTTCTATATAATTGTAATTTTATTTTATCATCATTAGTACTATTGAAAATTTGTTGTTCTAACTTATCTTCTTCATCCTCTTTCTTTTTCCTCCAATCTTCAGTTAATTTACCAAATCTAATAAAAAAGTTCTCAACATATAATTTATAATCATCTTTATTAACTATAAATTCTTTATATTGTTTATAATTACTACTATTATCAGTCTCATACCTAAAAACTCTTGGATTACCATTCATTATGTATTCATACCCAGATATTAAATCATTAAGTTTATTAGAACCTGGAGAACCTCTTCTAATTACTAAATTGATTTGATATGCTTTACCACCATTTGAAGTCCATTCATACCATGGGGAATCACTAAGAGCAGCAATATTTGAATAATTTTCAATAACTTTTTCACTGAATATTGCTTTAACATCCTCAACTTTAACAGAGTTTATTAATAATGATTCTGTTTTTGGTGTAGCTTCACCTTCTTTACTCTCTGGGTTATATTCAACCCATTTATCATT